AAGCCGCATCTTGTCCACGTCCGCCTCAACCTGACGTAACCGTGTCAAAGCATTCAACATCTTGTCCTCTTGCTTATCCAACGCACGGACACCATCAGAAGAAATCCTGCCAGCCAAAGCCCGAACCTGACGCAACACAGTACGTGCCTCAGTAGTCGGCCCTTTCTGCTTACCAGCCAACATCCGAGTCAAACGATTAATCTCACGATTAATCTGACGCAATGCACCCGTCGCTTCCTGCAACAACTCAGGATCAGGAATCGACTCCTTCAAAATAGGCTGTACTGTGTCTGCCCCATAATCAAACAGACGACCAACGAACGCCATGCGCTTCGCTTGGCGTGAGACACTCTGAATATAGGAGGCAAGCACACTAGCCGAATCAGTCTCAAACCATTCAAACTTCAGTTTCTCCATTGAAATCTCATTGATTTCTTTCAACGAACCCGTCTTAAGTTCCTCACCCAACCACTCTTCACCTGCACGCAACTTGCGTCCAAGAATCGGGCCAGCACCACCACGCATATCCTCCACCGCAGTGCTCAACGTCTTAGCAAGAGCGGCACGCCGAGCATCTTCAGCGTCACCCTTGATGACAAATCGCAACGCATCACGTGTCAACGTGTGGAAGAAGTAGTCATTCACATCCTGCAACTGTGCGATCTGGCGCACATACTCTGGCTCCAAATCAAACCTGCGGGCATACTCAACAACAAAACTGTTGTACTCATCCTTAATCTGAGCAAACGCTGTCGCCACCTCACCAGCCAAAGCGGCATCCTCAGGAGCCAACGTAGAAAGATTGATACCGCCTTCAATTATTTCACCAAGATCAAACCGTGCCTGTGAACCAGTCAACCTCTCAATTAAAGGCTTGTACCTAGAAGCCCAAATACCAGAAATCCTGCCGTACTCTCCACGTGCCGCCTGAGAAGCACTCCAAATCTTGATACGACGATTCGCCTCCTCCTTCGACACCTGACCACGGGTAACAGGAATCAAATCGTAACGAGTCTCAGGGGTGTAAAGCCTTGCTAAACCCTCAGCCCTGCTACCCAACGCCCTTGCACCAGCAACACGGGCACCAGAAACACCCTTGCCAATCACATCAGTTAACTGCTCCGTGAAAGGAATTGGCTTCTTACCTAAAATCTGTGCGCCACCATGACCCATAACGCCAGCCTGAGCCAACGCACGACGCTCAGGAATTGACAACGCAAACTCTCCACGACGCAACACGTCATCGATATTGTCCAACACCTTGCTATCAGGAACCGATGCAAGAATTTTTCTTGCATCAGGTTCCAACAAACGTGAAGCCAAAGCGGCACGACCAGAAGCACCCATCCATTGCGTCGTACCAAACGTCACATACGTCCACGGGTCAGTAGTCACCATCAGTCCGCCCTCGGCAACAAAGTCGATGGCACGCAAACCAAGGTTGTTACCAACCCAATCAAGAGGAACAAACCCTGTGTTAATTACCCCTCTGGTATCTGGAACAGTTAATTGGAACTCTGGGTCATTAAACAAATCTATAAAACCATAACCTGAATCAGGAGACTTCTTAATTACCGCTTCAGACACAGACAAGTTTGATTGAGCACCAGCCGAAGGAGAAACCCGAACACCCGACTCAGTGAACGGATCGAAGAGATCACCCCGTTGACGAATCGCAGTTTCCGCACCAGCAAACGCAGAACCCAGACCAGCCTGAATAAACCTAATTGGCTTCTCCAACGCCAACCCAGCCCCACTCAGGGCCGCCTTGATAGGGCCATACTGTAAATTCAAAGCCCTCTCTAACCAGTTCGACGACCTGTCCCCACCCTCAGCGGCGGCACTCAAAGCCGCATCAGCAGTCAAATAATCTGCCTGAGAAACAATTGGATCAGTAGCAATACGGCCACGAATACGATCCAACTCACCGAGCACATCACCCATCGAAGTTGTGTCTGCCTCATCAGCAACCGCAGTAGGAGAAGGAACAAAGTCAATTGACGGAGAAGGATTCGCATTAATCCTTCGACGAGCCTTCTCTAATTCATCTAATACAGAACCAGAAGATCCAACAGGACTGTCATCGTATTGAAATTCAGGCCGTCTATTAAACGGCGAATTATGGACAACCATTACCTAGCCTCAATCAGGCCGTAACGCAACAACTCTTTCTGTGCATCGCTAAACGGTGTGCGGCCACGGGCCGCCAACTGCTGACTGACAAGCCGATTGAGAGCGGCCTCGCCCTCATCAAACTCACGCAACCTATCAACAGCCCTAGTTGGAGTTTGTACAGGGGTATCCTTTGCCCCCAGTGCGTCAAGGACTCCTTGACGTTGATCGGCCTCAGCCTTCACCGCATCTGACAAAACTTTACGGCGACGCTCTGCGTCACCCTCAGTACCAAACAATTGATTGTAATCAACCTGATATCTGTCACTAGGACTCGGGAGGTAACCCATGGCAGGCACACCAGCATCCGAATAAAAATCTCGGAACGACTGCATCGCATCAATTTTTGCTGGTTCCATTGCCGCCACCTGCTGATTAATCAAAAACTTTGCATCGTCATAATCACGCCTTGCCGCCTGATAATCAGAGGTTTCTTTCTGGATACCTTCCAGAGAGTTGGCAACCTGAGCCAACACCCGCTCACCCTCATCAGACAAATCGTCAAACACCGTGCGTCCGTCCCGAGTCCGACTTCCACCCATGGAGGAACGCAACGATGCCGCCGTTATTTCAGGATCAGCACCTTGGGTCACAGCATTAATAGCCAAATTAATTAATGCCTTCTCTTCTTCAGAGAACCCCGCCGCCTGCGAAGCCACATTCGCCTCAACCATCAAAGTCAAAGGCGCATAACTCGCAAAAGTAGGCTCCCTGCCCAAACCAGCCTGCGCCTCTCTCACAGCCTGATCATACGCCTCCTGTGCCGCCGCTTGTTCAGCCTCCAAGTTCAACAACGCCTGCATTTCCAAAGACTCAGGACTGATAACACCAGCACCCACACCCAAACCAGCACCCAACAAAGCATTCAAATCAGTACGACTTAAACCACCCTGAGTAGCAAGCAACACTGAAGGGTCAAGCCCAGATTGTTGCAACGCCAATATTCGCTCTAACCGCTCTGAATCAGTAGACATAATTAACCATACCTTAATTGTGCTTGAAGCAAAGTCTGTTCCAACGCTCTACGTTCCGCTTCTCTTGCGTTATTAATCTCAGCCAACCGTGCCAAAGCATTTGCTTCCAAAGCAGAAACACCCTGAGTCTCAGAAGAATCAATTGCCGCTAAACGTGCCAGCCTGTCAGCCTCCTGAGAAGCCGCAACAGCATCAGCAAACCGCTGACCAGAACCAACCTGAGCCTCCAACAACTGGCGGCCCAACTCACGGGCCGCATCAACATCACCCGTGCTCGCACCAATCCTACGCAAATACTCTGTGCCTGCCGCCATCGGCATATCACCAACAGGAACACTGTAATTAAACGTAGCCAACGGATCCCTGCCACCCACACGATCCCTTGCCGCCTGACTCGCCTCAGCGATTCTGGCGGCGGCCAAAGCACGATTAGTTTCTAACTGCGAAGCCAATCCACCATAACGGGAATCCACCCCAGTAATTCCTCGCCCAACAAAATCAGCAAGGGCGGCGAGACTCCGACCGCCACCACCAGTAGAAACGGTATCAACAGTTTCGTCCACACCATCTAAAGCCCTAATAACTGGATCTCTAAAATTTGTTTTGTATAAATCGGAACCACCACTATAAAAATCTCCAACCGAAGGTGCTTCAGCAGTGATCTGATTCGCTATCGCATCAGCAAGAGCATTCCGCTCCCCACGCATCACCTCAGGTGTCGCTCTGATACCAACCATACCAAGATCAGCGGCAAGATCAGGGTTCTTATCAATGCCAGCAATTAACGGCCTGTTCGTAATTGTCCTGTCAAAACCTCTAGTAACAGACATAAAAACTCCTTACGAGAACAAACCAGTCATCGGGGCAAAATCTTTAATTGCGGCGGCATCAGACAAAATCTGACGCTGACGCAACTGAGCGATACGATCCAACTCATCCTGCAAAGCCTGAGCGGCCTGCTGTTCCTGCAACTGGATAGCGGCCTCCTGACTCATCGCATCAGACTGGATATCAGCCAACTGTCGCTGACGATTAGCAACGAAATCCTGCATGGATTTCTGAAACAACCCAGACCTGCCCAACCCACGACCAGTAAAACTGGTGATCTGCTGAGGAGCCGCCTGCTGATACGCCCTACTGGTATCACGCATCTTGCGTTCTGTTGTTTGATTCAGATTAGACCTACGAAGATCAGCCTGAGCAAAGGCATCACGACGACGACGGCGTGCAGCAGATTCCTGCTGCATTAAAGTTGATTCGTTATAATCCAAACTAGCCATCACAATAACCTATTTCGTTCTAATTATGGCAGACACAACATGTCGAACAGAACTGCTGTGCTTGCCCTATCGGCCCCAGTTGTTGTCAAAAAATGTATCCGAACATTATCTTTATCTACCGATAAAACATTGAAAGGGCCATTCACATGGCCCACTCCAGCATTTCTTTCAGTAATTAATACAACGCTCGGTGTAAACGGAGCGTTATGAGCAATTGATAGTTCACCATCTGCATCAGTTGTCCCAGAATAATTGCCCCAGATTCCTACAGTCCGAGAAAAAAACTCTGTCAACGAATCAAACGAACCCCCGATGGCTCTGCCATCAGGGCCACGCAAAGAAACCGCATAAGGGTTATTCCACCTGCGTCCAGCAGTGTCCATTAAACCCTCACCGACCGAGGCGAATAACGGAACACGACAGCATTAACACCCCAATCGTGTCCTCCACGTCCACGGAACCTTAATTGCACGGAACGACAAGTCCCAATGTTCTGTCCACGAACTACATCAGAACCATCAGTTGCTACCCACGAATCAACATCGTCAGGGTTGTCATGTGAATGCGAAGCCAACGTGACAGTGAAAGTGCGGTCATAAGAATATGTAGTCCAATCACGGAACACATCAACATCAAGGGTGTAGCCAGCATGAACATGATTCAAAACAATCTCAGGTGGTCTCCACCACTTGCGACGCTGAGGCTGTTTTGCATCCAACCATGACATCACATACAACGACTCATAATTAGTTGCAACATCGTTGACCTGATCGGTGTACACCTCACGGTCAAACCTGTTGACCTGCGGATAATACGGGTGAGCAAACACAACCTCGGAGAACCCGCTAGTCGGCAACACATAATCAGTTGCCGCAACCAAACCATACCCATCAGCAGTCTTGTACCGTGTCCAAGCACCCTTGCCAATAGTGCCATCCCAAACAAAAGTTGCTGTCGCACTCACAGGACGAATCGTCCCATCAAACTTCATGGTGTCATCGTCATACGTGACACCATCACCACTGGTGTCATCAAAGTTCTCAAAGAAATCTGGAGTCACACCAACAGGCAACGCCAACAAACACCTACGTCCAGCCCAATTAACATGGATAGTTCCCAGTGCCGCCCTGTTCACCTCACCAGTTTTAATTAACGGACGCAACGGGGCAAACAAATCTTTAATTGATGACCCGTCATATAAGAACAAACCATCAGGCCACGAAAAGAAAAACACAGCCTGCTCACTCACCGCAACAGTCTGCGAAGAATACGTACCTAACTCCTGAGTTACAGGAACCACCTGAAAAGTTTGCTCACTATAACCATAGATAGCGAATATCGCTCTTGGCTTAAACACCAACAAATGCTCAGCGAAAGGAATTATCGCAGTGATCCCCTCGCCACCACCAACAACATCAATAAAGTCCTGCTCACGCCACGACTCAGGGAACAACGGGTGAGACCAGCGAACCCTGTCAGGATAAACCGTGCCACCCTCCTGCACATTCGCAACCCACAACCTATCCACATGCGTCGCAACATGCTCCGCAGTTGGCATGTGTGTGCCATTAGGAGTCAACAAATCATCCTGCCACTGGCTACTGGTACTAGCAGTCAACGCAGTCTTAGAAGAACCATCCCACTTGTGGGACTGGGTACCAGTACCACACGATATGTACAAAACAGGACTGTCACCAATCCACTCAGCAAACTCGCCGCCATAAGCATTAGATGTGACAATTGTTGTATCTGTAAAATTGTCATCCGTCGCATAAAACACTTTGTTATTAGCGGCCAACATTAATTGCTGAGAAGTCCTACGCCAATGAAACAAACGATTCGGAACAAACGAACCATCAGCAATTGAACCAATATCAGAACTATTTAATTGAACAGAACCAGACCGAGACTGGACACCACCCCGAGGATCAATATCCACATTCAACAAATTAGGTGTTTCATTGCGACCCAAATTAAATACGTCGGCACGCAAATTAAGCCCACCCGTAAAATCGTCAACAATGAATTGTGTTGTCATCGGAACCTAGGATATTTGCCCCACAAAGAAACACTGCCACCAGATGACAACTTCAACGGGGCATAAGTTTCAGGACGCATAATGTCACGACGTGCAAACGAAACAGTGTCATTAAAGGAACGCTCAAACTCTTGGGAAGCGGCAAACGCTTCCTGCATCTTGTAGACACGGGCCGCACCGTAATCAACCAAAGCCAAATCAAAAGCCTCAGGCCCATCAGGGGAACCAGCCGCAGTGATCCAGTCCGTAGGCTCACGGTAGGCACGCACATTCAACGTGTGCACGCCATCAGGCTTAGGGAAAATGTGGATCTTGTCAGCCCAGTAAGCAACAAACATCGGACGGCCACTAGCCGAATCCGATGTTTCAAATGTTTCTTCCGCTATCTCATACGAAATGAAATCAAGACGCACATGATCGGGATCGACAACACTGGCGATCTCACGAATATCGTGCGTCGTAAAGTCATTGATTGTGTATTCCGTCTGATTCAGAACGGTCGTCAAAGTAAACGACACTTCAAGGAACGGCCAACGCCGTTCCAAATCAATAATCCTGTTGTAACCATCACGGATAAATAAATCCATCAACCCGTCAGACACATCTGACGTAGTTACATCTGTGATCTCACGTACTTTGCTACGTATATCACTCAGCGTTAGACGAACCATTGCCATCGGAAACCTCCTTCACTTGAATGACACCAAGTGAACGTGCGTGACCGTAACAATAGTCTGTGCCCTTAGCCTTGCGGCCCTCACAAGTATCATCATTCGCCGCACACTTGTTGCCTCTGCCCAGATATGGGCCTGACGGAGGAGCCATCGTTGCGTTCGGCCCACCCCACGCAGGACGGGAAGAACGATTAGCAGGCTCACCATAATAAGAATATAAAGGAACTCCACTCATACCTTATGGACAATCGTTCTAATAAACGGTAGGGGGACGAAGGGGATCCGTCCCTTCGCCCCCCGAAACCGTTATCAGGCGGTACGTGCCGTCAACTTGCCCTGCTTCGCCGCATTGCGACAAGTCAGGTTGCCGTAGCACATGATGAGTGCGTAACGTGCATCAAGGTTCTCAGGACGAACGAAGTCCGTCTGTTCGAACCACTTGCCTGAGTGACCAACAAGAGTCAGGTACTTGCCGTTAAGGAAGTACATAACACCTGCCGTACAATCAACGTCATAGGTCACAGGAGCCGCCTTGAACAGAAGGTTCTGGAACCCGCTGTCAGCAGTCTTGGTGTCCGTGTAACGAAGTTGTGGGGTCAACAGGGACTCATACTTCTCAAAGAGAGTTTGAGTCGTAAGGATGAAGTCAGGATGGTCATTACCAACTGACACAGTGTTGTAAGCGGTGGTCATGTCAGCCGTGGTGAGAGCACCAGCGGTGTTCTCCTCATATGACTGCCAGAATTCGTTACCGCCAGTTGCACGGTTAATGCCACCAACAGTTCCGCTGGCTTCAACGAGATTGCCAAGACCATCCCAGTCCTTGCCGCTGTTGCCAGTTCCATCGCCAAAGAACATGGCGTTGAATCCTTCCTTCATTGATTCCTCGGCCTGCATGACCTTGGCTTCAAGAAGGTTAATGATTGCGGCTTCGCCGTTGTTCTTTGCTTCTTCGATACCGCTGATTGCGATAGAAGCGGCGTACTGCTTCCATTCGTACTCGGCGGCTGAGATGCCTGTCTGAGCGGTCAGCGAGATGGTGTCATAACCTGAGTATGAACCAACAGTGCTGTTCTCGCCGTAGATAAGCGGCTCAACAATTTTTGTTCCACCATCAAGCATGCGGATACGTCCGCCGTCCATCAGGTAGTTGGTCAAAGGCCGTGCCTTAAAAATGTTGTCAGTCAACTGGTCACGATAATTCGCAATAGTCGTTGACAACAGTTCATCAAAACTGGTGTTTCCAGCCATAATAAAATGCTCCTAACGCATAAGGGGTCAAATGCCCATCGATTGTTTGGCCGCCGCCCAAGCGTCGGCCACCGAAGAAATCTGCCCCGCAGGCTGATCCGAAGGCGCATTAGCGGAAGCCCCACCTGACACAAAATTAGCGTCACGCTTGGCATCCACAATTGCCGCTTGCTCTGCCTCAGTTAAAGTCTGTGCTTGCTGTTGTGCATGCAACTTCGCAATAACTTTGTCATAAGCAATCTGCTTATATACGCCCTCTAAATCTGTTGTGTTCCGCTCTAAAGCGGCCTTAACAATTTCCTGAGGTTCGAAATCTTCATATGTTGATTGAAGGCGAGAAATTTCTTTCTGCAACTGGTCATTCGCACGCTCTTGCTCATACCTCTGAATCCTCTGATCCATCTCATGTATCCGCTGTTCAAGCGGATCATCGAATTGGGGGATCTCAGGATCCTTCTGTGCATCAGCAACAATCTTTGTGGCTTCTGTTACCCCGTAATGACGGGACAAAAGTTCGATAGTTTCTTGCGGATTCTGTTCAAGTGCTTGCTGAATGGTGGTCGCATACTGAAGTTGCTCCCTTTGAGTTGACAACTCTTGCGTCTTGCGAGTGTAATCAGCCTGCCTCTGATAACCCTGTATGGCCTCACTGAATGGAACAGAAATATCTTCTCCATCCACTTTGACCTTCACATACTTATCAGTGAAAGCATCTGTATCTACATATTCGTAAGACGGCTCGGGTGTCGCCTCGGCCTCTGGCATCGTTTCCCCGACAGCGGTGTCGGGACTAGCGGTTGGCTCAATTGTTTCGTCAGACATAAGTCTCCTATGTTAAGAGTCCAAAAAGGTTGCTCTACTATTAATAAACAGCGTTCTAATTAAACAAGAGGAATCTGTGGATTCCCCCCTTGTTCTGCCATCAACGCCGCCAAAATGGCAGGATCTACGTCGCCAGCCATAGCAGGCGACGGTGGAATTGGCCCAGCCCCCGAACCCATTGGAGGAGAGTCCAGCATCGGAACCTGCGGGGCGGGGGTAGGAGCAGGTTCGGGCTGAGCCATAAACATTTCAGGGTTCTTGATATTGAAACCGTATTGCAGGACATACGCCCCCAGTTTGGCAACATCAACCACTCCAGCAGACACAAACGGTGCCATAGCATCAATCATCTGCAAAGCAGACTGACGACGGGCCGCCTCATTTGCAGGCTGGGTAGACCCAGCCGCAACTTCAAAGTCGAACTCGCCCTCAATGTAGTCACGTTCGAACGTCACCCACATTGGTTCCCCATCTTTTGCAGTGATACGGGCAACCTGAGGTTGAGTGATGTACTGCTGAGCCAACTGCAAGATGCGTCGTCCAAGACTGGCAACAGCACTTTCAATTGCCGCCAACTTGTCTGCTGTGCGTGCATTCTGGGCATCCTGAATTAACGCCGCTTCAGTAGCGGTACGGCGGATCTCCGATACGCCGCCCCGCATAAACTCTGTCACGCCAGACACAAGTTCGATATCACGACGAATTAACTCTGACTGATTGTAAAACTCAGGCGGGTTAATTAACGCAGGGAATGGTGCAACCACATCACCCAATGGGACATCGCCCTGAACAGGAACCATCACGTTGTCCTCATCAGACTCCAAAGCCGCACGGCCATTCGAATCAAAGTTCGTTTCACGAACCAGATACTTACGGGCGTACCGCTTACGATGATTCATCATCTGAGTACGTGTCTCATTCAATTCACGTTGCATCGGTTCAATTGCTTCCAACTCTCCAATTGGATAGAAACAATCTGGAACTTCATAGTTGCGTAGCATCACAAACGGATGACCAAATGAATATGGCATCTGCTTCGGCTTAATTAAAAAGCCGTCACCATTCTCAGAGAAAACACTGACCGTATTGTTCTTCAAGTCATAGTATTCAAAGACATCGGCGTAGCCTTCGTCTTTGTCGTAAATCTTTCTTGAAGAAGGATCATCCGAATACTTCGCATATGACACTGCTTCAACATTGTCACGTGCCGCCTTGTTGTACCGCTTGTCTGTACGAACATCTTTAATTGAACGACGTACACGGTGAGCAATCCATTTCGCATCATCCAACGAAGTTGCATCAGGATCGACAAACACATCGAATATCGAGATGCGTTCAACAAACGGTTCATCCTTGGTGATAACCAAAGTTGTTGAAGTTACGTTGTCCTCTACTTCTGCATCAGAAATATCTTCATCAGAACCAACACGTTCCTCTTCAACGTAACGGTAACCAACCTTCAACCATCCGTGACCAAAAATCAAGAAGTCTTTGACTGAACGACGGAATTGTTCTTTGAAGTTACGATGCCGCCACCAGTAATTAACAACAGCCTCAGCAATAACAGCATTAGGCGCATTGTCTGGATTGACTGCATTCACAGTGATCTTCGGATAATTAACAGCAATTGAAGGAGAGATCACGTTAATTGTTGAGAACGCAAAGTTAACCAGAATGCGATCCTCATCAGAGTAATGATCGTAATGCTTACCCTTGTAAAGATCACCTAGACGACGCCAAGTGTCGTCGTAATATTCTTCACGTCGCCACGTCTTAGATGCCTTAACTTTTTTGCGATACCTATTCAGGTATTCACTGTTAGAAGTTCTTGCCATTACAACTCCTCAGGGTTACGTGCAATCCATTGCTGGGCCATACGGCCAGCCAAGTTCCACACTGCGATAACACCAGCAACACCAGCCGCCTTCAATACAGAGATGTCAACAACTGCGGCAGTAACAGGTGCCGCTGTGGCTCCCGCAACAAAAGTTGCGATCGCACGGTTGAAACATTCACGGTAATTCATATTTCCTCTTTTCTTTTGAGTCTTGTGTATGCCCCAATACAAATACCAAGTCCCATGACAATACCTGAAAACACCAGAGAAGCCCCAGCGTCTCTTGTTCCAGTCTCAGGCAAAATTGGTACCGTGGTTGTTGTAACCACGGTTGTTACAGGAACCGTAGTAGTTGGAGCAACCGTCGTGGTTGTCTCGGGGACGGTAGTCGTAGTCGTAGTAGTAGTCGTAGTAGTTGTGGTGGTCGGTGGCGTGTAGTTGTTCAGAATCGTGATCGGCTCACCCAACGTCACCACAAGATTCTGCGATGTATTCCCATCAGCATCAGGCACACCTGGGGTCTCAAACGAACGACCCGCCTTCAACGTAACCGCATACATCGAACCCTCAGGCCACGCCACATAGCCAGTTGAGTCCGTTACTGCCTCGGCACCGTGGTCGTCGAACACGACCACTTCGTCGTACACAGGTAGACCAGTGTCGGTCAGCAGATAGATGCCTTCACCGTCTGCGCTGTGGGTAAATGACCAGTCGCCAGCCTTGTTCTGTGCTTCGACCGCAAGGTCGTACACAGCCTGTGTTGCGGCATTCAGATCGGCCTGAGGCACACTGCTGTTGGTCGAATTGAAACCTAAACCTGCGCTAGGTGTCAGGCCATCCCAGTTGAACGGATCGTTGTACGGAGGAGCCACAGCCGTGAACACGGTTGAACCCGTGTTCGGGTCGGACTGCCATGCCCATGACAACGCTTGAACTGCGGCCATCTCAGCAACAGGAGAACCACCATCGCTAGTGACACCCAACCAATAGTGGTAGTCGTACTTGAACGTCAGGTACTGCAACTTCGGGTCAAGATTGATCTCAACATATTCGGAAGGCTGTAGCACTGCGGCAGGTGTATCTGCCTCCGTGCAATAACCAACCATCCCAATCATTGTTTCGCACGGTGAAGGACACGGGCTGGGTGCCACAACAATGTTGATGCCACCCACCAAAGATTCAAGATGGTTATTGACACTGGCCTGCATGTTTGAATTAGGCAGAGTTGAACCCCCACCAAGAGGATTCACAAACAAAGTGCCCTGAGTGTTGTTATCGAACAGGTCGTTTAACTCAATGTAGTAGTCGATGCGGTCAGCACCTTCACCTGCATGAGTGGTGCCGCCAGCAAAACCCAGCGTAACCAAAACAATTAAACCAGCAATTAACTTATTCACGATTACGCCTTTCGATATCTTTCATTGTCCATTTCAAACCCAAACTCAAATCGTTCATCACATCTTTCAGCCCGTTGATGGCTTCGACTGAACGCTGGTTATCTTCGCTCATCATTTTCAACATTTCGGCTCTTTCTTCTCTGGCTTGAAGAATGACTCGCCATAA